GAGACATAGACATACATCCTAATCAGCTATCTGCTTTAGTCAATGACCGTAATCCGGCAATGCCTAAGAGTGCGGTGTTCGAACTGTATGACATAATAGGAAGTCTACCCACGCACATATCTCCTGACATGTCCCTCGAACTGGATGTTGTAAAGAATTTCTGGGTTCGGGACAGGGCTAGGCAGATTGGTGAGAAAGCCATCGCTATCTTTACGGGCGAGTCCGAACACTTTGGCGAACTCAAGACCCTGATTGACATGGTCGAGGATGGGCGTATGTCCGACAAGACTACATATAGCGAGGTATCCAAGGACTTTACCCAGCTACTAGAAGAGGGTACGGGTGCGCCTGACTTCCCTTTTAGTTGGGACTTGCTACAGGAAAACCTGCCGGGAATGGACAGAGGTAACTTAGGTATAATATTTGCCCGTCCCGAAGTTGGTAAGACTACCTTCTGTGCTTTCATAGCAGCCAGTTATGTTAAACAAAAACAAAGGGTTGTGTACTGGGCTAACGAGGAACCTGCAGAAAAGATAAAGCTGCGTATCATACAGAGTTACTTTGGTATGACATACGATGAGATGAATGCGGGTGCAGAGGCTCTGTTGCCTAGGTGCCTAGAAGAGATAGAACCCTACCTGACCGTGATGGATTCGGTGGGTACATCTATGGATGAACTAAACGACTACGCTCAACTAAACGAACCTGATGTCATGTTCTGTGACCAGCTAGATAAGTTCAGGGTGAACGGTGAGTTCAACCGTGGTGATGAACGACTCAAGGAAACCTACGTCTTGGCTCGTGAGATTGCCAAGCGTAATAAACTCCTTGTGTGGTCTGTTAGTCAGGCAAGCTTTGAAGCCCACGACAGGCAGTTCATCGACTATGCCATGCTAGATGGTTCGCGAACTGGTAAGGCTGGTGAGGCAGATGTTATCATTGGTATAGGTAAGACGGGTACATCAGAGGAAGAGAACACCACACGGCACATTTGCATATCCAAGAACAAGCTGAATGGATGGCACGGTATGTTCAACAGCCACATAGATATTCAGAGGGGGGTGTACTACTGATGCCCAAGCATGGAGATATTAGAGAAGACGGTATGGTGTTCTGGGGTATGACAGGTAAACATCAGGACTGGAGAAGCCCGGATAAGTTTTATGCCGCTAAAAAAAGAAACTACGATAACAAAATACGTATCAAAAAAATACGACGACGTTGGTTGAACATATACAAAACATCAAAGGGGTGCAGTTTGTGTGGTTACAAGGAACATGCAGCGGCTCTACAGTTTGACCACCTAGACCCATCCCTAAAGGTTAGAGATGTATCTAACATGGTAACCTTGAAACTAAAACGTTTGATGGATGAGGTTAGGAAGTGTAGGGTTCTCTGCGCGAACTGTCACATGATACACACATTTGGAGAAAACAAATGAAGGTGCTTACTTTTGATGTGGAGACTACTCACAAGCCCAAGGCAAATGGTTCAACAACAGCACTGCCGTACTTCGGTAACTCTCTGGTTTCCCTAGGTTTTAAGTGGTTAGGTGAGCCATACGTTCAGTATCAGTGCTACTACCACAGTGTTCGCGAACCACACGACTTTGCATTTGAGTTGTTTCAGGCGGCTCTTGACAAGGCTGATGTGGTTGTGGGACAAAACATAAAGTTTGATTTATCGTGGATTCGCGAGTGCGGGTTCACTTACGAAGGACATGTCTATGATACAATGGTTGCAGAATATATTCTTGCCCGTTCCCAAAGGTGGCCTCTTTCACTTGCTGCTCTTGCAGAAAAGTATAGTGATGTGCAAAAGGAGAAGGACCTTGTGGCATCGTATCTCAAAGAGGGTAAGACATTTTATGACATACCGTGGGACATAATTGAAACATATGGAAAGGCAGATGTCATTTCCACAGAGCAAGTAGCCCTTGCACAACTCGAAGCCTTTGGCACTACATTTGAGGAACTATTCAATGAACAACCAAACACTCTTGCCCACTTTGCGTCTGTCGCTTGAGATGACGGACACGCTGTCCCGTATAGAACGGAACGGCATCAAGATAAACAAGACCACTCTCGCTGACATCCGGCGTGAGTACGAGGATGAACTGTTCACCCTAGAACGCCGACTCGAAGAACTTGCTGCATATGCTATGGGTGACACACCTATAAACCTAGACAGTCCAGATGACCGCTCCAAGCTGTTCTACTCCTGCAAGGTAAAGAACAAGAGTAAGTGGGCTGGCATCTTCAATCTAGGACATGAGGTTCGAGGAGCGGGTAAGAAGCCCAAGCGACGAACCCGTATGAAGAAGTCGGACTTCAAACGTCACGTTGTCAACGAGACAACCGTGTTGTACAAGACAGTCGGAAGTCAATGTACCGATTGCGGGGGCAAGGGACGCTATACAGCGCGTAAGAAGGACGGTACGCTAGGTAAGGCCATCAGAATATGTAAAGCCTGTGAGGGGACAGGTGTGCGCTATAAATCAACAGGTCAGGTTGCAGGCTTCAAGTTAGTTCCTCGTGACCCCTACGATGTTGCTGCTGCCGGATTCAAGACTGACAAAGAAACCCTAGAGAGTATGTTTACATCCCTGCGAGGAGAAGCCCGTGAGTTTGCAGAAGCTTATATACGTTACAGTGCGGTTCGAACCTACCTTCGTTCGTTTGTTGAGGGGATGGAGAACAACATGGATAGCGAAGGTTTTATACACACAGAATTTATGCAGTGTGTTACAGCGACGGGTCGCCTTTCGAGCCGCAATCCTAACTTTCAGAATATGCCACGAGGCTCTACCTTCATTATACGACGGGCTGTTGAAAGCAGGTTCGAGGGTGGTTCGATATTGGAAGGGGACTATGCCCAACTAGAATTTAGGGTGGCGGGTTTCCTCGCAAATGATGAGGGTATCAAACATGATGTGGAGATAGGTACAGATGTTCACAATTATACTGCCAGTGTTATTGGATGCTCCAGACAGGATGCCAAGGCCCATACCTTCAAGCCGCTCTACGGCGGGGTGTCTGGTACGGAAGACCAGAAACGCTATTACAACGCTTTCAAAGAAAAGTATAACGGCGTTACAAAATGGCATGAGGAGTTGCAAAAACACGCTGTTATGAAGAAGCACATTCGACTGCCATCAGGTAGACAGTATGCTTTCCCACAGGCACGTTGGACTGATTGGGGTACGGCTACTGACCGCACCGCAATATGCAACTATCCTGTTCAGGGTTTTGCAACCGCTGACCTACTACCCATGTCTTTGATTTTGTTGGAAAGAAAGGTGCGAGAGGCAGGTATGAAGTCTGTTATCTGCAACACGGTTCACGACTCTATAGTCATGGATGTATACCCCGGCGAAGAAAAACAATGTATTGACGTAATGGCAGAGTGTATGTTAGCTATCCCTATGGAATCAAAGGAAAGGTATGGTGTCGAATACAACATGCCAGTTGGTATCGAATTAAAGATAGGAAAAAACTGGCTTGACTTGGAAGAGGTACTTACTGTATAATCCTTTTACGTATGAAATCCCAGCTAGGAGAATTACTCATGGGAAATGAAATTGAAATGATAAATGACGACTTGAATAACTTTCTCACTGCTTTTGATGAGGGCAACGAAAAAGCACTCATGGAAATGAGTGGGCAGGCTGATGGCGATAGCAAACCTAAGATGGGTTTACCTCGCTTGACTATTAATTATGAGACTGAGACTGATGATGGTACCTTGCTTCCACGGGGAGCATGGCGTATCTGGAATGGTTCTGGTGTTGTCTATGCTGACGATGTGCAGATACGGCCTCTCCTGCGAACCTTTGAGTGGTCTGTATGGGACCAAGAAGAGGGACGTTTCTCTTGTAAGTCTGTTCAGAAGAATAAGCTAGGTGGCGAGTTCCCAGATACCCTAGGTGGTAATAAGTGTGGGCGGTTGTCCAAGCAAGAGGAAGAAGCCCTGAGTCCTGATGACCCGCAGGTTTTGTTGAGTCGTTCGGTAAACTGTAATCAGGTTATCTATGGAATAATGGATGCACCCAAGGCACAGGATGCCCAAGGAGTTGAGACTCCAATCGAATCCATGCCGTTCGTTGCATACTTCAAGCGTTCTGGTTTCCGTCCTGTTAGCGACTTCATTCAAAAGCAGCTTACTGACCGTAAGATAATGATGCAGAAGGCGGTGATTAACTTTACCACTGAAAAGCAAAAGAACGGCGGTGTGGTGTACTGGACTCCAAAGCTATCCTTAGTAAAGGAAGTCAGCATCACTGACAGTGACAAAGAACTGATGAAGAAGTTTGGCGAAACTGTTGTGGCTCATAACGAGTCAGTGTTCGAAGAGTATAAGCAAGCACAGAAAGCAATGTCTAACCCAGCCGATATCGACTTAGAACAACGTCTGGCTGGATAATATGCTTCCGCTTGTAGAAATACAGGACTTTCTACAAAAAGCAGGGCGGGGGGAGATAGACTCCTCTCGCCTTGAACCTTTAATAGAACAGTTCGGGGAAGACTGTAAGGCAGCTATGCGTAAACAGTTTTCTAATCGTGGTGAGTACCGCATCCGTATGTCAGGTGTGGGTCGTCCCTTATGTCAACAACAATTGGAGAAGCAGGGACACAAACAGGATGTTGCCTACAATGATATAGTCAGGTTCGCAACGGGGGACCTGTTGGAAGCCTTTGCAATCTTGGTTATGAAAGCCGCTGGCTTGAACGTTGTGGACGAACAGAAAAAGTGTTCCCTCGAACTCGCTGGTGAAAACATCAGTGGAACCTTAGACTTGATTCTTGATGTTGACGGTGAAGAAGAGGTGTGGGATATCAAGACTGCAAGCCCGTGGTCGTATGATAACAAATTTTCTGGCAGAGGTGGTTACGATGTCATCAAGGAAGATGACCCCTTTGGATACATCATGCAGGGACATTTGTATGGAGAAGCAGAGGGTAAGCGGTTCGGTGGGTGGATTGTAATAAACAAATCCAATGGTGAATGGGATTTTGTAGAAGCACCCCGCGAACAGAGTGAAGACCGGAAAGCCTATTTAGAAGATGCGAACAGGCGTGTTGAAGCTATTACGAATGACGCACCCTTCAAGGTCCCCTTTCAGTCAACACCAGAGATGCACACTGTGGATGGTCAGAAGGTGGAGACGGGTAACCGACTCATGCCCAAGACATGTACATTTTGTTCTTTCAAAACAATGTGTTGGAAGAATGCAGTCCACGCTCCTAAAGCAACATCCAAGGCGAAGTTCAAGCCGTACACTTGGTACACCAAGCATGTAAAAGATGTTGCCTAGCTATGCCTATTTTATATACACGGGGCTACCCCCTCGAACTCTTTGACTTGAATCCAGAAATGCGTTGTGTGTTTGTGGAGTCCCATGAGAAGCGAGGGGGTGGTCCCGCTACTGTTGATGTTCGCAGGATGGAGACATCCCTGCCTCTCACTATGCGTAATAACTTTTCAGCAGGGGGAGCCTTGTCTTGGGAGAGTCAAGTACGAGACATTAAACTCATAGAAGAGGAGTTTCAAATCATTATACATCATCTTAGACAAGGAGTTCTTGTATGCCTTCCGACACTTCTATTATCAGAAGAGATGGCACTGCTAGAAAAACGTTCCCCAAAAGTAGGACAATATCTGTTGAAAAGGCTAGACGGAATGAAGGCGGGATTTCCGTTGCAAGGATTATGAGAGGCACTAAATATAGGTCTGCGTTCGAGATTAACATAGCTAAGTCTCTTGCAAACCGTGATGTACCTTTTGAATATGAGAAGCACAAGTTTGAATACATACCCAAGGTACGTACCTACACACCCGACTTTTACCTGCCTCAGACGGACATATATGTGGAAGCAAAAGGCCACCTAGATAAGGGTGACAGGGTTAAGATGCAGCTTATCAAGCAGCAGCATCCAGATTTAGATATCCGGTTCGTGTTCCTACGAGCCAGTA